CATGTTAGTCATTTTTTTAAATGGTATCCAACTAATGTGTGAAGTTCTTGTTTTAGTATCTATTTTACCACCTTTAATTCCTTTGCTGTTTCCAACTTCAGCATCATTTCGAGGTTCAGAACGTCCAGCTTCAATAATCATTTTACATTGTTCAGGTGTAAAAAGTGGTTTAACTGTTTCTACAATATAAGATTTCCATCTTGGTTCTGTTATCATATTAATATCCGTATTCTACCCATCCTGTTATTATGTATTTATCATTCGACAAAGGTGGGTTGCCTCTATGAACGTGTGTAAATTGTGCAGGCCATACTAACATAGTATTTTTTTCTGATTTAAATCTACACTTTTGATATAAAAATTCTGTCTCTCCACCTTCAGTTACATCATTAAGATATACCATAAAAGCTAGTATTCTGTTTCTTGCTTTCATCTCTGCATTCTCACAATGCCAAAAATGATAACCTTCACCTACTTTAGTTTTTTGTATCTTAACTTCTAATATATTATGTGTCGCTAATTTTTTTAAAAAAGAATATTTTTGAATATACAAAGGATACACATCTTTAAAAAACATATCTATAAAAGGTTTGTTGTTATAAGTCATAGGGACATTGGTGTCTCTAATGGTATCGATTGCATTATCGGCTACTAACATCTCATCTACTTGCCTTGGATACACTGCACCTTGTTGTTCACACTTATTAAAGTAATTTGTATAATCATCTATTAATTCGTTTGGCATAAAGTTTTTAAATATACCTATGTGATTATCTATATAGTATTGTTTATCCATTATGTAGCTCCTCTGTTTTTTATTGGATCAAATTGTACGTCACAATTTGCAGCAAGAGTTCGTCTTGTTTCATTAGTTCCATTAAATGGATATACGCAGTGTCTCATATCATAAGGAAATACATAAAAATCTCTAAGGTTCATTGGTGGTTGATAATCTATTTTAGCAAACTGACCATTAGCTGATCCTAATATTTGTAGTTTACCATTTTGTTTTATATGCCCTGCTGAGTATTCTCTACCATAAGTTGATGGCAACTTTAAAATCATTACACTTGATAAACCAGTGAATAACATACCTCTATGAATATGAGCTGGATTATATTCATGTTGTTTCATTTCATTAACCCAGATAGAATTTAAATGAGTATTGTATTCTCTAATTTTATTAAATGCTAGATAGTGTTTGAACACAGTCATAAAATAATCTATTACATTTTGTGGCAACATATTATGATTCTTCATTTTAGTTTGATCTTCTCCGTTATAAAATAAAGAATGTTCGTTCTCTATCTTACCTACTAACTGATCATTAGCAGGTGCGAGTTTATGAAAATTTTGTTCGTAGATTTGGTTAATCGTAGTAAATATATCAAGCGGTACTTGATACTTTAAAATAGACTGACCTAAAAATATAAAATCAAATTTTAATGTGTCCATATTTCTGTCTAATCCTTTCTGGAATCTTTTCAATGTAAGGGTTATATACTTTTCTAACAGGTCCATCAAATAGTTTGTGCATATTACTACCAACTATTTTGTCATCATAGGATAAACCATTAATAGACACTTGATTTAAATTATCAAACCTATGGTTAAAATAAGGTTCATCTATAAAGTTATAAATTTTTCTAAACTCTTGTTCAGGATTTGAAACCATGTCATCATATCGTACATGATGACATAGATTAGGATAATTATATGAATTTTTAATAGATTTAAGTTCTTTTACAATAGCACCATCTTCTTTCATTAATTGTAATAATTTTTCTTCATCTGTATTTCCTAATTTATTTACAAATGAATCAGGATTTTCTGTATACCATTGCATATAACTTGCAAACACATCCATTAAATCTCTAAGTAGAACGATACATTTAAAACCAGGTTTAAAATGTTTTTGCATTAATTCAAAGTTTCCAGGATTACCACTTATCATTACAGGTCCACGATCTATAATTATTTTTTGTGGCCAATCTTTATAATATAAATTATATACATTATCTAACATGTTATCTAAAGATTTGTGATCAGGAAAGTTTTGAAAAGTATCTGTTGTTTTTATTAAATAAAGATTTTTCATTATCTCTAAAGTTACAGAGTTAGCAGTTGCTGCTATTTCAGGATTTTGATTTATAATACTTGCAAATAAAGTATTTCCAGATCTAGGTAGTGCAACTAAAAAAAATAACTTACGGTTTTGGTTTACCATGTTGAGTTATTTGTTCGTTCTCTTTGTAACTATTTTCTAATTCACCAGACTTTTTAATTCTTTGTAATGATTGTAGTTGTCCCATTACATTAAATACTTCAGCCTCTGATGAGTTAGCATTTAGTGTTTTTGCTTTCTCGTGATACTGTAATCCATAAGATTCTAACTGATGTTGATTAACATCTTTGTCATTAAATGATCCATCATTAAATTCTTTTTTTAATTTAGACCACATTTTAATTTCTCTCATTCTATGTTTTGCAACTTTTTCCATAGAGGCTTTACCAAATATAGCTTCGTCTAAATCTATTTGATATTTAGTTGCTTTATATTCATCTTCTTCTTTTTTAATTTTACCTTCTAACCATTTAATCTTTGCTTCGTTTCTTCTATAGTCAAATGATAGAGTCATTAAATTGTCTAAGTATGATGATTGTTCTCTTACACACTGCCAATACTTTGCTGCTTTAGTTGGGTATCTATTATCTTGTAATACAGAAAACCTTGCTTCTGTTTCTGTTCGAAACATTTGTTTCTTGGTCCATGTATCACGAAGCTCGTCTACCATACCTTTAAATGATGATAGATCTTCTTGTGTTAATAGATTATTTAAATGTGGTTCTTCACCTTGTATAACTTCTTTGACGTCTTTTTTCATATCTTTATTCCTTTATAGTTTCTTCTTATATATACTAACTAAAATATATTACAAGTCTTATGAGTCAGTAAATGTTCTTGTAACTGCAGCACCTGCACCACTCCATTCTTCAGTTGATGCAAGACTTGTTGTTGGTGGATTTCTACCTGCTCCAGCTAATCCAGCAGTAGTTGTGCCTGATGCTCCTTCATATTCTCTAGCAGCACTTAAATCCGCAAGTTCTACAAAACTAACACCGTTCCATTCTTCATTTTTAGCACTTCTAGCACTTGGACTTTCGTCTCCTCCAACTGCTAAAGCAGAAGTAGAAGTTCCAAGTCCTGCTAGTGCTCTTCTAGTCGTGTTTAAATTATTTACTTCAGTCCAGTTAGTTCCATTCCATAATTCTGCGTTTGATGTTCTTCCAGGTGATCCAGGAGTTTGTCCACCCATAGCTATTGAACTCGTATAAGTTCCTGCTGCACCTGCTGTGGCTCTTACAGTATTTAAATCGTTAACTTCAGTCCAGTTAGTTCCATTCCATTGTTCAGTTATTCCAACTATTGCTGTAGCATCTGCTCCTCCAACGGCTAAACCCGTTGTACTATCTGCACCTACTCCCCAATGAGCGTATCTTGCAGTGTTTAAATTATTTACTTCAGCCCAGTTAGTTCCATTCCAAGTTTCAGTTTCATTTCTAAGTGTAGAAGGTGGAGCTGTTCCTCCATATATTAAAGCAGATGTTTGTGTGCCATTACCATAAAGTTGACCTCTAGCAGTGTTTGCATCATTAACTTCAGTCCAATTTGTTCCATTGTAAGATTCTGTTACATTAACAACAGTATCTGTACTATTGTTAATTCCTTGTGTAGCTAGTGTAGCTGTTTGAGTACCTGCAAAAGCAGACATTCCTCTTGCTGTGTTCATAGTTCCACCACTAGACCAAGATCCTGCAGTCGTAGCTGCTTGACCTTTTAAAACATTAGAAGTTGTATTATACCAAACTTGTCCTTCAACAGGATTCGATGGGTCCGATGCTACCGCTTCAATTTGTGTTCCTTTAATTTCTTTGTATGTTGTCATATTAATCTGTAGTTATTGTTTTAGTTAATACTGTTGAACCACTCCATTCTTCAGTAGTTGTTAAAGAATTATTATCATATCCACCTGCTGCTAAAGCTAATGCTTGAGTTCCGATATTACTTGATTGTGATCTTGCAGTAGATAAGTCTGCAACTTCTACCCAAGAGACTCCATTCCATTCTTCTGTTTGTGTTTTATAACCACCGCCAACATAACCACCAAAACCTAATGCAGATGTATTATCTGCTCCTGCTCCATTAAGGCTTCTTCTTGCAGTGTTTAAATCATTTACTTCAGTCCAGTTCGTTCCATTCCAAGATTCTGTTACTGCTAGCCCTCCAGAAGGTGGTGGTGCACCACCATATGCTAAAGCTGATGTATTAATTCCTGCACCTGTTAATGCCCGTCTTGCAGTGTTTAAATCATTTACTTCAGTCCAGTTTGTGCCATTATAAGATTCTGTTACTGCTAATCCTGTACCTGGTGGATTTGCTCCTCCAAAAGTTATAGCTGCCGTTGCAAGTCCTGCAGTTGAAGAACCCATGTCAGATCTTGCACTATTTAAATCATTAACCTCCGTCCAGTTAGTTCCATTCCAAGTTTCAGTATTAGCTACTTCAGGTGGTGAAAATCCACCAAATGCTAATGCAGCAGTTTGTGTACCAGTTCCTCTTACACCTGTTCTTCCAGTAGTCATATTATTTAATTCAGTCCAACTTGTTCCATTATAAGATTCTGTTTTATTTGAATAAGATGCAGGACTTGTAACATATCCACCAAAAGCTAAAGCAGCTGTTTGTGTTCCTGCTCCTCCAGAATTATTCATAGCAGTATTTCTGCTACCACCACTAGACCATGCTCCAATTGGCACTGCACCATTCCATTCTTCTGTATCTGCTGATGCAGAACCTGCATATCCACCAAAACCTAAAGCTGCTGTGCTACTTCCACATCCAGCTAGTTCTCTTCTAGCAACATTCAGATTGTTTTGTTCTGACCAACTAGTACCATTCCATAATTCTGTGTTTGCTGTATTACCAGGTGAATTTCCACCAAAAGCTATGGCTGAATTGTATACTCCCGCTCCTCCTAAACCAAATCTTGCATCGTTTAAATCATTTACTTCAGTCCAATTTGATCCATTCCATACTTCTGTATAGCCTCTAGCAGTTCCGTCAGTTCCACCAAATATTAAAGCATTTGTGCTGTCTGCACCAGCACTAGCTAAGCCATCTCTAGCTGAATTTATTGTGCCAGTATTAGTCCAATTAGTTCCATTCCAAATTTCTGAATTAGTGGGTCTAGCTGCAGGAGGATTAGCACCACCAGCTGCTATGGCTGATGTTTGAGTACCTGCTGCCGTTAAAGCAAATCTTGCAGTATTTAAATCATTAACTTCCGTCCAATTAGTTCCATTCCAAGACTCAGTAAATGCACGAGGTGTAGTCGAGTATCCACCAATAGCTAATGCAGAAGTGTTTGAAACTCCAGATCCTGCAAGATAAACTCTAGCATTATTTAAGTCATTAACTTCTGTCCAATTAGTTCCATTATAAGATTCTGTTACACCTTGACTAGCTCCATATCCTCCAAAACCTAATGCTGATGTTTGAACACCTGCTCCACCTAAAGAAGTTCTTGAATCATTCATATCATTAGCAGTTCTCCATGTAGCTGCTGTATTTGGATATTGAAACTTTAATGTGTTGGCCGTCTCGTTATACCACACCTCTCCCGTATTCGGATTATCGGGATCCGTAGTGTAGTTCTGTATTTTACTACCATGTGTGCCTAAGTACGTAGCCATTTAATTTTATTCCTCTAATGTTATGTCAGCAGGTCTTGTGTTAGTCTCTACTGCTGGTGCTTTTTCAGCATCAGGTAAA